TGACAAGCGGGACACATAAGTTTCAGGCGGTATTCTTCGACGATAAAACAAACAAAAAACTAAAAACCGTGAAATTTGGTGCCCGAGGGTACGAAAATTATACAATTCATCACGATAAAGAGCGTATGAAAAGGTACGTTGATCGCCATCGCAAGCGCGAAGATTGGACTCGTGCTGGAAAATATACAGCGGGGTTCTGGTCTAGATGGCTGCTCTGGAGCGTTCCGTCATTTACTGATGCATTGAAATTGACCGAGAAGAAGCTCGGCGAAAAAATAGTTTATTCCAGGGGCTGATTGTCATTTGATCCCGGGAGAATATTTCATATAAATTGTTTGTTTATTATTTTCATATTAAAATGATAAAGAAACGCGTGAGCTTCAGCGATATCAATGATGTGTTCATCATTCCAAACATCGATGGCACCAAGAAAATGCTTCCTCGTATAAAATCGGATAAAACGCTATTTTCCGGCGACGAGTTGATCGAACAGATATCAACGAGAAAGAAAACGGCGATCTGGCATGCTAAGGCAGAGTTGATCGAACTCGAGAAAAAGTTCAAAGATCTTCAGAGATACGTCGCGTCGTTGGACGAAGAAGATGACAACTATTACGAAGAATATGAAATGTATATTGGGATGATCGAAGAAAATTTTTTTGATCAGAGTGTACTCACGAGAAAAATAATTGCGCTGATGGTCGATAAATAATGTAAAATTTTTTTAAATAAAAGATTACCAAATTATAGTTATGAGTTTTAATATTCGCGAATTCGACGTAACGACGATTTCTCCGGGAGCGATCGTCGGTGTCGTTGGACGAAGAGGCAGCGGAAAATCTATCATCATCAAGGATTTATTATATTCTAAACGAGACGTGTTGCCGTTCGGAGTCGTAATGAGCGGTACAGAGGCGGGGAACGGATACTTCGGAAAATTCATCCCGGAAATTTTTGTGTACGACGACTTCGACACTGCGTCTCTCGAGAAGTTGCTCGAACGTCAGAAAAAAGCTGCCAAAAAAGGAAATATGAAACGAGTCTTTGTCGTTCTCGACGATCTCGCGTACGATTCATCGATCATGAAGAAACCAGTGTTGCGTTATATCTTCATGAACGGCAGACATTTAAATATTTTCTTGATATTTTCGAGTCAATACGTCAGCGATTTAGGCCCGCCTGCGATTCGCGCGAACATAGACGTTCTTTTCGTGTGTCGCGAGGCAATTCAAGCGAACCGTTGGCGACTGTACAATATGTTTTTTGGCTGTTTCGAGAACTTCGAAGATTTTAATAAAGTTCTCAACGCTTGTACGGAAAATTACTCCGTATTAGTTTTGGACAACACAAAAATTTCGAATAATCCAACAGAATGCGTATTTCACTTCAAGGCTAAGATTCGAGATGATTTTCGAATGGGCGCTCGTTCGTTTTGGAAGTTCTCTAAAGATCGTGCTAGAAGAGATGATTCCGACGACGAAGACAACCACGGCGTCAAACTACTTAAAAAGCATCGGTAGATGCGTAAAATTTGAGTATATTAAAAAATATATAAGTATAATGTTTGAAAATCAGTCGCTCGTCGATATGCTCAGACTATATTCGTGCATTGTCGGCGGTCAAGAAGATGCTTTGTTATTCGAAGACTTGAAGCGGGAAGCGAACGCATTACAACCTGGAATCATCGAGGCTGATTCCATGACGGCTTATGATGCATTTTTGATGGTAGAGAAAATTACGCGAGGAAACGTTATCGTTCCTCATTTGGAAGTGGAAGGCTACGACGATACTACAATGGAATTATCAAAGTGGGATCCTTTAGCACCGATCGACGATCGCAATCAATATCCAGAGGAATGCGAAACGTCGTGGAGAAAGCTGCGGTACAAACCTCCTGTTGATGATGTAGATAGTTCTCACCATTGAATACACACAAAATATTTGACATATGTAAGAACTTATTATAAAACGAGTATACGATGATATTAATTGTACGAAACTGCGACCGTCGATATATACGCCGTCGAATAGTATCGATCTTGTTAAAATACTATTAAAAACTTATTAAATATCTTGTAAAAATAATAATGATCATAGGAATCGATCCCGGGACTAAGAATCTTGCGCTCTGTATGGTCGACGGCCAGAAGATCGTTCAGTGGGATGTTATTTCTATAAGTCCGGATCCGAACGGTATAGCCGACGGTCTGAACAAGATACATTTTGCGGATTGGGTGAAAGAATCTACGGACGTCGCTATCGAACGTCAGCCGTCCAAGAACCCCAGAGCTGTCAGGATACAACATTACATCGAGATGTTCTGCGCGATGAACAACGGACTCGTGTATTGCATCGATCCGAAGCATAAACTTTCGTACGCATCGTCCACGAGTTATTGGCCGAAACGCGACATACTCAATTGGTCCTATAACGAGCGCAAAAAGCTTTCCGTCGAGACCGTTGCAAACTTTTTGAAGAATACCGAGCAGGACGAGAAATTTGTGACGATGTTCGAAACGAGCAAGAAAAAGGACGATCTCGCGGATTCTTTATTGCATTGCCTCGCTTTTGACAATAATATAAAGCCTACTCTTTCGGACGTTCGCAAACGCGCCATCAGGAACATAAAGCCGGTGAAGCCGTCCGTGGCAAATTCAAAGAGCAAAAAATATTCTCAAGGCAATCTTAAGTTTCTCGCGAAGGGATGGCTTACTTCCTTTGATATTTTCCAGATGAATGGCGAGAAAATTACTGGATTTACAGAATCGTGCTGCAGACATTTTGACAATGTTACGAATGCGTATTGCCAATTGGGCGGCACATAAGCTGACAACAGTTGACGATATATCTAAGGAAATGACTATATGTATTATGAATCCTTATGATCATATCGTCGCTGTGTAATATATAAGGTGCTCATCCAATATAACATTATGAAACCGTTTTGGAATGAGACATTCGATGTTCTCACAAAAACATTACCGTGGCCGAACGAATCTAATTCATCGGTTCCTATATATATCAGATCGTCGGAAAATGCTCGAGTGATGCGGATGCGAAAAATAAAAATTAACCCCACAAAAGCCCAGAAACTGATGCTGAATAAATTTGCGGGGGCTGCGAGGTTCACTTATAACGCGTGTATAGCGGCCGTCAATGACAAAACACACAAGAACAATAAGTTCGTCCTTCGCAATGCCTTCGTGACTGCCAAGGATAACATTTTCTTTGAAAATAAGCAATGGTTACTATCAACCCCAAAGATCATCCGTCAGCAAGCGGTTTTCGAAGCGGTAAAAAACTTCAAATCCGCATTTTCTAATTTGAGGAACAAAAACATTGATAAGTTCAAAGTTTGCTTCAAGACGCTAAAACATCAACGGAAAAATGGATACGTTCTTGGGATCGAAAAAGCCGTCAAATTCAAGGATGGCGTTCTCACCATCCTTCCGGAAACGATTGGCAACGTTCGGTTCTTCGAAAAACCGCCGATTGATAAAGTCCCAGAGGCGGAGTGTTCCATCCAACGGGACAAATATGGTGATTTCTGGCTCCTTGTACCCGTTTATAAAACTGTGAAACCAAGTTGCTGCGGACCAGTGGTTGCTATTGACCCCGGAGTGAGGACACCGATGACGTATTATTCTCCCAACGGAACCAGTGGTTTCCTCGGTCTCGAGATGAAGAGCCGCATCGATGTCATCAAAGGGTGTGTGGCTACGGTCGACCGGCGTATATCCAAAGCAAGTGGTGCGCTTCGCAAGAAATTACTTGAACATCGACGACGGTTGTTCCGTAAATACACACACGTTCGTGATGATTGCCATTGGAAGCTCATAAACGACCTTACAAACACATACGGCGGCGTCATCTTGCCCCATCTTCAAACCAGCCGACTTTGCGGGATGTTGAAATCCAAAACTAACCGTGAAATGTTCGGCATCAGCCATTTCATCCTCAAGGAACGGATGTCGCAGAAGTGCGAGGAAAGGGGGGTGATGTTTGCGTCCCCGACAGAGGAATACACTTCCAAGACCTGTGGAAACTGTGGGATGCTCAATCACAAGTTGGGGTCCTCGGAGACGTTCCGGTGTCCTTGCGGTCTTATATGTCATCGCGATCTCCACGCCGCGAGGAACATATATATGAAATGGTTTCAAGAAACAGAGAGGGATGCCCGGGCTTTGGAGGCCTTCTCCTTCTTTTGGCCAGTTGAGGCCTCTGAATAAACCTTATGGTTTTGAAAGT